AACAGCAACAGTATCTCTATCTATTTCAAAACCTTTTTTATCATCTTTGTTATGAAATTTACGTATGCCGTCTTCGTAAGTTGTATAACCGCCAGTAAGTTTAAATAGATAATGTTTGAAACCTAACTTATCACATTCTTCTCTTAATCTATCAGCAGTGTGAAAAGTTTTAGCTTCCTCTGGCTCGTCTGTAATAATAAGTAAACGTAACTTATCAATACTTTTAGCTTCGGTTATAAATTCTTTAAACTTTGGTACTTCCATCGCCATCTGGTTTTTCTTCGGTTGATTCTGCTTTTTTACCTATATTATATTTAGCAGATAAAATCCATTCCTTCTTTTCTTTAAAAGGTAAAACTTTAATCTGGCTCAAAGGTGCTTTGTTTTCTGAAGCAGTTTTGTCAACTATGTCAATTAAATTCCAATCTTGTAATAAGATAGCGATTGTGTTTCTTCTTTGTATATCGTTTTCAACTAAAGTGGCTTTCTTGCCATCTAAAGCAAATAATTCTTTAAAGTGTACAATATAGTATTTACCTTGTTTATGTAAAATATGACAAGATTGATAAAGGGTTTTATCTTTTCTACTTGCTACACCTATTCGTGTTAAAGTTTCTCTTACTTTTAGGAAATCGTCTGGTTGTTTGATTGTGACCTCTAACATACTTTCAGGCGACCATTGTATTTCTTCACTCATCTCTTTGTTCTCCCACCTTTATTCAAGGCATTTTTAATGTGTTCAATTTGTTCTTTTGTAAGTATGTTAAGTGCGTCCTTAGCTTTTTCATTACTATAGTCATAATATTCTTTCACATACTCCATATCTTTAAGTTTGGCTTGTGATAACCATTTCCCGCCAAATCTCTTTTGTTTTCTGATACTATTTATAAAAAAGTCAAATTGTACCTTTCTCTCCAAGAAGTGATAACCATTCATTTCATTGGCAGCTGCCAAGGTATCCCAAAACATTGACAAACAACGATTGACAACATAAGCAGGATATTTCTTTTCCCACGTAAAGTCTATATTACCGTCTTTGTCTGGATCCATCAACTTCTCTTTTGAAAAATTGATAGCGTTTAGATAATCTTTTAATTCGTATGCCATTATTTCTTATTTCTATGTCTGCCCATATACCAATCACCAGGTTCGTAATTCCAACGTTTACCGTGATGACCTCTTATGTCAGCATAGAACATTCTCAATTTAACAATTAATTTTCTAAATAACGTTCTTCTAGCCATTATCTCCTCTTACTAAATTTTATTTGAATTTACAACTCGCCATTATTTCTGTCAGGCAGGCAACCATATTTATCTCTTGGTCAGCCACAAAAGCAGCTTTATATTGATAACCAGCAATAATTAATATGGCTTGAGGTATGGCTTTAGCGTCAAGGTGATCGTAAAGAATATCGTACAGCGATCTGAATAAATGAGATGGCTCTTTGTCTAAGTTTTGAACAACCCATTTTCTCATATCATTAAACTTCTTTTCTTTTAATGACTTCATCAATTCTTTATGATTGACTTCAGATAAACTGAATAGAATACCAGTGTCTATTTTACCACGTACTGAATATCTTTGTAATTCATTTATGGTACGTCTAAAGTCTGGATAGTGTTTTTGAATTAACTCTGCTAATACTTTCTTATCGTATTCAATATTTTCATCTTTCAAAACCTTTTCAAGTCTTTTCATAAACTTGGCTTTAGTTACATTATTTTGACCATTTGTAATTTTAAAATCAATTACAGTACAACGACTTTGTAACGCTGGAATTATCTTATTTTTATAATTACAAGTAAAAATAAATCTACAATTTTTGTAGAAAGCCTCAATAAAGTTTCTTAACGCAGGTTGAACAGACTCAGCATTCATATAATCTGCCTCATCAATAATAACAACTTTATGTTTAGCGTCTTGTGTTATTGATACGGTACTAGCAAAGTTTTTAATTTGATTTCTTAACGTATCAATTTGTCTACCTTCATCTGAACCATTAATTACAATATAATCACATTCTAATTGTTCACATAAGGCACGAGCAACAGTAGTTTTACCTGTACCTTGTGAACCAGATAGTAATAGATTTGGTATTTCTTTTTGTTCTAGGAACTTTTTAAATGTATCTTTTACGTCTTCAGATAAGATACAATCTTCAATCGTCTTTGGTCGGTATTTTTCAACCCACAAATAGTCTGACATAATATAAACCTCAATTTAATCATCATTTTTTTCATACTTAAAAGTGACATCATAGCCACCTTTTCTATCTGTCCACCAATCATCTTCTCTATCATAATCACTTTCAGAAACAAAGTCCCAAAACTTATCTTGTTCTTCATCTGTAGGTGCTTCGCCTTCTGGCTCCATACCACCGAACATCTGTTGGTCTTGGTGTGTTATGATTTCTTTAAATCGTTGAACAGATCCAAACTCCTCAGCAATTGCTTCGTCATCTATATCATAATTAAATTCCGAAGCAACGGAGTGCCATTCTGTTTTAGTGAACTTCATTAAAATTCACTATCAGGCTCTAAAGCAATCCAATACTGAACAGCTTTATTTCTGTTTACAAAGTGTGAGATTTTTTGAGATGAGATAGAAACATCATAGTCATCTAAAATTAATTTTAGATTTTCAGCTCTAAAGTAAGCAGTAAATGTTTTATCAGTTTCGCCAATTGTATTAGAATAATCATTTGAGGATTTATTCTTCTTATCAGTAGCAACTAAAGTAATTGTTTTACCATTACCTTTGACAACTACATCTGGCAAATTAAGATTGGTAATACCTTTTCTTAATTTTTCAAAGTCTTCTTTTTTAATTGTAAAAGAAGCATATGTATCTGGCATTGTAATTGATTTAGTTGGTGCCACAATAACAGATTTGTCAGCAAAGAAATACTTAATAGCTTGTGCTGATTTCTCGTCTTTGATTGTTACGTTTGAACCACCATTAAAGTTTAAATTTGGTTTGTCAAACATTTCTACCGATCTTAGAAATTCAGGTAGGTCATAGATAGCAAATTCACTTTCAAATTTTTCAGTAACTTCTGCTTCTGCCAAAATATTTTTCATTGTAGAAATAGTTTGGACTTTGTTTCCTGGTTTAATCAGGATGTTTTGATTAATGTCTGAAAAGTTTTTTAAAACATTAACCGTATCACTAGTTAGATTCATAATCTATCTCCTTCATAATTTAATTGTTTAAATATAACATATTCATAGTAAATTGTCAATGCTGGTTAGAAATTCATTATTAACAATTCTTCGCCTTTATCTGTCCCTACTGATTTACTACTATTTTGTTTATTAAATTCTCTGGTTTGCCAACGATAGTTGTTTTTAGGAAACCAAGATTGTAAATCATCAAAGTCATAATAAGAAAGCACAAATTTACCTTTTATATTTTTTAGTGTATCTGCTAACTTTTTATGTTCTTCTTTGGGAAAGTCTTTTGTATAATATGATTCTTTTTCAAAATATGGTGGATCACAATAAAACAATGTATATTTGTTGTCATACTTTTTAATTACTTCGTCATATGATAAATTTTCTACGTTACTAATTGTTTCTAATTTAGATTGCCATTTAGGATTTTCTAGCTTATCTATTAACTGTGTATATTTTGATTTGTATTTGCCTTTTAAATCTACAAACTTTGCTTTGTCAATTCTTAAACCACTAAATGTATTTAACTCTATGTACATATACTTAGCAGCTGTTTCAACGTCACCTAATTCTATATCATAATCTAATGGAGTAATTTCGGCTTGTATGTTTTCAAATAAGGTTCTAACTTGTGGTCTATACTTTTTAAGTGCTTTTATAAATTCATCTCTTTTATAAACAGCACAATGAAATACATTTGCTAGATAAACATTATAGTCGTTATAAACATTTACATCTGAATTAATATTGCCTTGAAAGAAAACCCAATAGGCTCCACCAAAAGGTTCTACGTAAGTTTTGTGATTAGGAAAATTGTTTGAGATCCACTTTGCTTGAAATTTTTTGCCACCAAGATAACTAAACATAATATACTATTATACTAAAAAAGTGGCGGAAAGTCAAGTCTCCGCCACTTTCTATATCACTTAAATAAAATTATTTAATTTCGATTGTTCTAGCTTTTTTACTTTCTGGAACAATTTTTTCTAAAGACACTTTTAAAAGTCCATCTTTTAATTCAGCGCCTTTAATCTCAACGTCATCAGCAATTGTAAAAGATTTAGAGAAGTATCTTTTAGCAATACCTTGGTGTAACATACCATTATTGTCCTCTACTTCTTTTTCGTCTTTGTCTTTGATAGATTTGATATTTAAAATACCATCTTCAAAGTCAACTGAGATGTCTTTTTTATTGTAACCAGCAAGTGCCAATTCAATATCGTAACTGTTTTTACCAGTCTTTACAATATTATATGGCGGAAAGTTAGGTACTGATACTCTAAAGTCATCTTCGAACATTCTTTCAAAATGATCGAACATATTATCAAAACCTACTGATACTGGTCTTAGTTGATTAAAAATAGAAAGTGCTTTATTTGTCATTGTTTACTCCTTTGTTAAAGCAAGTTAATTTTGAGAACCCATTTTGGCGTTCTCGTTATTAATATAATTACTAAATGTCAATTTACAACTGTGCTAAACTGACACAAGTATTTATAATCGGTAGTTGTTTACGGCACAACTACCAAAGCCAGCGACGCCGACTTTAATTTAGAATTGGGTGTCGGTCAACCCTTTACGCTTTTGCCAGGTCTTACGAACTGCCTAGCATAATTATATATACAAGTATCACCAAGCGTAAAACTAAAAACCTCTTTGTTGTTCTAGTTTTTTTTGTTTTTTAAGCCAATTTTTTCTCATCTCTTTTTTGGCTTCTCTTTTTTTAGCAGAAGGTTTAGAATAGTATTGTCTTTCTTTTAACTCTTTAACGATACCTTCTTTTTGAACCTTCTTTTTTAGAACTCTCATAGCTTGTTCTAAATTACCTTTTCTTACTTGAACTGTTATGGACATATTACTCACCTCCTTTCATATGTTTTTGTTCAATATTATAGTATTGTTTATTGTGTTCAGGTTTTGTTAAATTAACTTCACCTAACTTTCTGTTACCACCTTGTGATACAGCTTTTATTTCATTGATCTCATACTTAGGTCCGTATTCAGTGTAAACAAATTCTTCAGGAATTTGAGCACCTGTGGCATCAACAAAGTCTGTATCTTCGGCAACATCAGCAACTGTTAACGTTGACGTTCTACTACCAACAGCTTGTATAACATTCTTTTCAACTAAAGTATCAATGTCGTTTTCAATGTCTTTTAAAATTTCATTGATTCTAAAATTAAAATTATCAGCATTTTGTTCTTTTAACTTAGAAGCAAAACTATGTTTTTTCTCTATTGGTTTTTGTGTAACAGGATCTAGGATAAATTTACCGTTCTTGTCAACAACAAATCTATCTCTATTTTTTCTTTCGTTTTCACTTTTAATAAACCAAGTAAGTAATGCTCTGTAGTCTTTGATTTTATAAATGTAATCAGAAAAACCTTTTTCTACTAAAGTGTGAACTACATAAAACAAATCAAATAATTCAGCATACTTTAATTTCTTTTTTGGTTTACCTATGACGATTAAAGTTAATAATTCATCAAATACTTTCTTATAATCTTGTAAGTAATTATCTGAAATATTAAACATCTCATCAAACAAAAAGTTTGAATCGTTTAATGAAAAGTCATAGTTAGCAGGAACATTCACTTTACAATTTTTTCTTTGAGTTAAGTACCAAGGAAATAATAGTGAGTGAAACAAAGTATCACCTTTTTTCAACAGATCAACTTTGGCTACTTTTTTCCAAAAGGCTTCTCTTTCAAAGTGTTGTAAAGAATAACTTATTAAAAATCTAACAAAGTTATTTTTACATAACACACTTCTTTTTTCGTGCCAAGACATTGGGTTACCGTCATTAGAGGCAACAAACGTATAAGCAAGAACTTTAATACTACCTGAATAAAAGAAAGTCACAGGTATTGTAATATTATATAACAAGTGTATTTGAATTGGAGTAGGCAATTCATTAAAGTATTTACCTGACATATTAATACTATAGGATCTATCTAATCCTAGTATTTCTATTTCTGAAAAATAATCTTTTAAAACATCAAAAGTTATTTCATTATTTAAATACTCAAAAAGATATTTTAATCTATGTTGACCATCTAATACTAAAAATGTATATCCTTGGTCTTCTAAAGATTTAAAATAAT